GTACACGCGGATATTGTCGCACAAAAAGCGCTCCTGCTGATTTATGCGGGGCCGACGGGCGCCACATCCGGAAACATCGTCCGATTCGATGAGATCATGCTCGTCCGCGGAAACAAGCCCGCATTGTCGTGGTCGCCATCCATCGCCGATCAGGAAGCAGCCATAGACGCCGCACAGCAGGCCGCAGACAATGCCGCCGCAGGGGTCGATTCGCTCAAGAACTTCACCGACGAGGCATTCGCCGACGGTGTCGTGGACCGCGCCGAGGCGGCCGCCATCGGGAAGTACACGAACTCGGTGAACGAGACCCGGAAGGCTGCGGATGCCGCCTATGCGGAGATATACGGCAACCCGCTGCTGGGCGGCACGGCGAAGTCGAACTTGCAGGCTGCGAAGAGCGCCTTCGACACCGCCGCAGCCGATCTGCTCGCCGCGATCGCCACGGCGGCCGACGACGGCATCGCATCCCCCGGGGAGCAGGCCGACGTGGATGCGAAGTACACCCTATTCAACAACGCATACGGGACTTTCGGGACACGCTTGGAGGAGGCGAACAAATACATGCTCACGGCCGTGAACACCGCCTCGCAGGGAGCCTTGCAGCTCTCGCAGGAGTTGCAGGGGGTCGTGAACAACATCAATGAGACGATCCTTCCCGACCTGCAAGCCCAGATCGACGGGTCGATCGTCTCGTGGGGCGGCGAAGAGGTTCCGACGCTCTCGAACTACCCGGCGAACCAATGGACCTCGGACACCGAGCGCAAACGGCATATCGGAGACTACTACGACCGCAAGACCACGGTCGATGGCCAGGCGGCCTACGAGCGCTACAAGTTCGCCTTCGAGAACAACGCCTACCAATGGGTGCGCATCGCCGACAGCGGAGGCGCCGCAGCCATCGCCACGGCACGCGAGGCCCTCGGACTGGCCGGGACGAAGGCGCGGATATTCTTCGGGGCGACGACGCCCGCCGTGCCCTACTCGGTGAACGACGTATGGTTCCGCTCGTCCGGGTCCGGGGCAACGCTCGAAACGACCGTCTATATATCCAATGCCGACAAGGGGCAGCAGGAGACCGCGTCGGCCGCAGACTGGCAGTTAGTGGACGACAGTCAGGTGCGGCTGCGGCAGATGTCCTCCGACGGCGTGATCTCGCGCGAGGAGAAGGCATCCCTGCGAAACCGCCTCGCGCAGATTCAGGAGGCATACACCTCCTATCAGAACGACGCCGCGACATACGGCGTGTCGGTAGCCGACCTTGCGGCGGCATACTCCGCACTCGTGAATTTCCTCACGGGGACCGTGGCCGTGAACAACGACACGGACACGACGCTCTCGGCCGAACAGCGATCCGCCTACAATGCCGCGTTCGCGGCCTACGACGCCGAGGTGAGCCGATTCTCGAACCTCGTGGCCGATGCGATCTCGCAGGGGAAGGTGGATGATATTCAGTTTTCCGCCGTAAACCTTATCGACGGTTCGAAAAGCATAACGGTTACGGCACCGGACGGGGCAAACTACACACACAGAAGTTTCCCCATAAACGGGGGTGTGCGGGCCGGGGAGCAGCTCGCCTTGTCTGTCGGAAACATCGAGGTTCTTACCGGAACACCCGCAGGATTCGACGTGGTAATCACCAATGAGGATAAGAATACATGGCTGACGAACAGCGCCGAACTCACCGCGGACAATCGTAACGCCGTATTCTCCGTACACGCGGATATTGTCGCACAAAAAGCGCTCCTGCTGATTTATGCGGGGCCGACGGGCGCCACATCCGGAAACATTGTCCGATTCGATGAGATCATGCTCGTCCGTGGAAACAAGCCCGCATTGTCGTGGTCTCCCTCTATCGCCGACCAGGAGAAGTACACGGACGACAAGGTCGATGGCATACAGATCGGAAGCGTGAACCTGTTAGACGGAAGCAGGGAGTTCACCGTTACGGCAGGAAGTGGCGATAATTACAAATTTCAGGTTTTCGACATCGGAGAGGTCGAAGCCGGCGAGGTGTTCGCACTATCCGTAGAAAATATCTCGGTACTCGCAGGAACGCCCGGGGAGCTCTCGGTAAGAATGTACAACGAAGGAGCCTCGAAAGACCTGGCGAACTACGTGGAGATTTCAGCCCAAGAGCGGACGGCTTTGTTCACCATAAAAAGCGACGTCACGAAGCAGAAGGCCAAAGTGCTTTTCTATGCCGGAAAATACGCTGCAACGGCAGGAAACTCGGTCCGGTACGAGGGCGCGACACTCGTCCGAGGCAACAGGCCCGCACTATCCTGGTCGCCATCCATCGCCGATCAGGAGAAGTACGCCGACGAGGCCGTGAACGGCGTGGAGACCCTGATCGACGCCTCGAAGCTCGATCAGAACACGTACTATCCCGTGACGATCGAATTGAACGGCATCGCCCGATCGAAAATCACGGTCCGCGTGAATCTGAGCGACACGCAGCCCGGAAATCCCGCGTGGTCAACATATAGCAACAGGCCCGGAAGCTTCTCATGCCAGGCCGTATGGTACAATAACGGAAACGGATGGGGATCGAACTACGATAACCGGGTCGTCGAAGAATACCAGTACCGATGGACGGAAACACCTCCCATCGGCTCCGTAGGACAGATGGCGTACTCATCGAACGAATACATATACGTCCGGGGCGGCGGCGTATATCGGTTCTTCGCGACGAATGCCGGGACACCCGTACTGCACACCGAAGCTTATACGGTCAATGAGCAGACCGTAGATCTCAAAACGTCCGTCGAACCGCTCGTATCCCTTCAGGAACAGGCCGACAGCACGCAGCAGGAGGCCGAGACCACCCGGCAGGCGATAGCCGACATGAACGACGACACGATCTTCGACGTCTCGGAAAAACAGTCCATTCGGACACAATGGGAGAACATTTCGGGGTATGCCCGCACGGATGTGTCACTGGATTCGCTGTCGGCGACGAACGGATCGTACTATCGGGTGCGCGACATGGCCAAAGCGGCGGGAATCAGCACGGCCGGATTGCTCGCGGCGGTAAACAGCCTCCGGGTGAAGCTCAACGACTATGCGCTATACACCGCATCGAACACCCCGGGATTCGACCGAGCCGGACTGGCCGTATTGTTCACGGCGTATTACGCGCAGGAGATCGACGTGCTCAACGCCGTGAGCCAGAAGTACACCGACGGAAAGGTGGCCGACATCGAGACCTCGATGCAGGATTACGACTACCTCAAGCTCGTGTTCCCGAACAATACCGTGGACAACAACGGCGTGTTCCTATCGCGGCTGATGGCCGTCAAGAACGGGACGTCGGCATCCGCGGCGGTAGTGGCCGGGTTATACGGAGGCGGCGTAGATTCGCTCAACAATGCCGGATTCAAGGACGCAACGCACGGGATTCTCATGATGTTCGCAGGCGCTACCAGCATTCAGAACGTGGCGGCGGCGAAAACACGCATATACGGGGACGGTTCGCTGTTCACAAAAGCCTTGTATGCGGATGGAGGAGAGATAGGAGGATTCAAAATATATTCAGACCGCATCGTCGCCGGAGATTACGATTCCGGATCGGACGAAATGCGACTGTATAAATCTCTATTACGATTCCGGTCTCCGAAAACAGGGAGCGAGGTATCTATCGGAACGAGCGTACTACCATCTTCCGTTGGCGGCGTCAGTTGTCCCATGTATGTAGATAACAGCGATTCATCTGCCGATGATCGGATCGGTATTTTCGTGAATGTATCCGGAAGTGTAGGAATGTATTCGGAATATGGGAATGTCGGAATTCTAATTGCGAATGGAACATTCTCCGGATTCCGCCCCATGTCCAGATCATACGGCAACGGGACATACACGTTGCATGGCAACGAAAAAGAGACCGTGTTTTTCGTCAATACGTCGAAAGGAAGCACGACATTCTATCTGCCCTCGAATCCGCAGCCGGACCAACGATACGAGATTCGGAAGCTCCACAGCGGCAACAGCATTATCATCAATGCGCAAAACAACGGAGACATCTACGTGACGGGAAGCAACAACCCCAGTTCGCAAATATCGTGGACCGGGCGACGATGCGTAACCATTCAGTACAGCAAAAATCTCGATGCTTGGGTAATGTGGTTCAGCTACGAAGCATAAACGAACATTCAATCATACAGACTATGAACAAGACACAGATCGACTTCACGAAGTTCAGGCTCTACACGAGAATACCCCGAAAGGAAATACGCTCATTCGACGTCCGCGAGGAGCTGGCCAACTCGCTTTACCTCGCGGGACGAGGAATCCGCATGCACGACCTCGCGATGCGCATATACCGTTCCGACGGGCCCGTGGAGCTCGACGAAGCAGATGTGCAACTGCTCAGGGAGTTCGCACTGACCCTCTCGCCGGCATTCATCGACAGCTTCGATCAAAACTTATGCACCGAGACCGAGGCCGGAAAATAGGCTCTTACCTTAAAATCATAACATTATGAAAAAGACACTTGTCATCATCGCAATCGTGATCGCAGCCGTCATCGTGCTGTATTTCATCGCAAAGCTCATGCCCGTAGGGATGATGCTCCCCTTCCTCATCGGAGCAGGCGTCGGAGCTGTCGCAACCCTCGCCGGACAATCCGTCTGGCGATACATCGGTAATCGGATCAAGGGGGAGTGAGGTATGGATTGGGGCACTATCATCGTTTCGCTCGGCGGATCATTCCTCACCGGAGGCGCATTCATCTCGCTGTTGTACCGCCGCGAGAACAAACGCGCGAAACAACTCGAAAACGAAACCACCGCATCGGCACAATGGCGCGAACTCTACGAGCAGGCCGAAGCGAAGGTATCGGCACAAAGCGTCAAGATCGACGAACTATACAGGAAAATCGGCCACCTGAGGGATCAGAACAACGGACTGACGACGCAGAATGCCGTACTGAAGATTCTCAAATGCAAACGCATCGGATGCACAGACCGCCAGCCGCCGATCGACAAGAAGAACGAATGCAATTTCAAAAACGATGCGGCAGGACAGGACGCCACGGATACCGCGGGCGGCAATACCGAGGAAAGCGAAGAAAACGAACCGAAAAACAAATAGACAATGACACGAGGACTGAAAAACAACAACCCCGGCAATATCCGGCTCGACGGGGTACATTGGAAAGGCGAGGTGGAACCCTCGCAGGACCGGGCATTCAAGCAATTCGAGACGATGCCGTGGGGATACCGCGCGATGTTTCATCTGCTGAACAACTACAGCCGTCTGCACGGGTGCGACACCATCCGCCGGATGATAACCCGGTGGGCCCCGGAGAACGAGAACGACACCGAAGCATACATCCGCGCCGTTTCCGAATGGTCCGGAGTGCCGGCCGACAGCCGCATCACGACGACAAACCGCGACGTGATGGTCCCGATCGTGGCAGCCATGTCGCGCATGGAGAACGGCACCGAAGCGAAAGCCGCGGACATTGCCGCAGGGTGGGAACTCTTCATGCTGAACAAATGAAAAACGCCCGAACCCTGCTCGTCCTGCTCGCGCTCCTCGGCCTGTTCCTCGCCGGATGGTGGCTCGGCCGCCGATCCGTCGGGAGCAGCATCGTCGAGCACACCCGGATCGACACGGTATTCTTCGAGCGGCCGCAATCGGTCACGCATTCCCGGCAGCTCGTGTCCGTGAATATCCCGAAGCTGCTTTTCGCTCCGGCCGATACGGTCCTCAAAACCGTAATCGCTCCGGATGGAACCGACAGCGTGCCGGTACGACTGCCGTTCGAACGACGGGAGTACCGTGACAGTACCTATTATGCCGTGGTGAGCGGAATAGCCGTCGGAGGATACCGCCCCACACTCGAACGCATCGAGACATACGGACGCACCGTCACGCAGATACGCACCGTCCGCGATCCATACGGATGGGAAGCGGGACCCGCAGCGGGCGTCTATTATGCAGACCGGACAGGCGGCGTATGGGTAGGGGTCACGGGACGGAAAAACTTCGGACGGCTGGCCTTATCCGCAGCCATCGGATACGACACGCACAACGGAACTCCCTTCGGCCAGGCGCAGATAGGAGTGACCCTATGGCGGAAGTGACTTTCAGAAAGAATTGAAATGGCGCCTTCGGGGGCAGGCGTAAAAAAGCCCCCGCCTTCGCTTGCAGTCCTCTTACCTCCTGCAAACGACAAAGGTGCCACAACACCAAGACGGAGACATATAGTCCCTACGGTGTTGTGGCACCTATTGTTTTTATGTAAGAGGATTACAAATTTACAAACTTTCCCGAATATGTGCAAATCCGAAATTTTCAACCGTATCCTCAATACGGTATCGCAGGAGACAGAGATAACCATTGATGAGATTCTAAGCCGAAGCCATCGAAAGGAAATTGTGGATGCACGTTATCTGTTCGTGTATTTTTTACGCAGCAGGGGTTTCATCCCCGCCGAAATCGCCCGAAGATTACGGCTTACGCCGCAAGCGGTTAGTGGTATCATTTGCAAATTCCAGAAACGGCGGGAGCAAGGCGACCGAATCTTCGAAATAAACTATCAACAACTATGCAAACAACTGAAAACAGACTGATTGCCCGACTGTTCCTAATTTATGACTTTTGCATCGTGAGCTCAACGGCATGCGCTCCCCGACGCGAGCGTACAATGTAAAAAGTCAATAACATGAACGAGAAAACTTTAGTGTTCGACAACGGCGGCGCGATGGACGGCAACCTCGTGGCCGCCCTGATGAACGGCAACAACCGCAACGGCTATGGCAACGGCTACGGCTGGGAGTGGATGTGGATGATCCTGCTCTGGGCCATCTGGGGCGGCAACGGCTGGGGCGGCTTCGGCGGCCGCGGAGGCCTTTCGAACCTTCCGGCCGAGCTGAACGGCGACGCCGGGCGCCAGCTGCTGATGAACGCCATCCAGGGCAACGGCACGGCCATCTCGCAGCTCTCCTCGTCGCTGGGCTGTTCCGTACAGCAGATTCAGACGGCGCTCTGCAACATTCAGGCACAGTCGGGTCTCTCGGCGCAGCAGATCATCAACGCCATTCAGGCCGGGAACTCGCAGGTCCTTTCGCAGATGGCATCCTGCTGCTGCGACGTCCGCACGGCCATCGAGCGGCAGGGCTACGAAAGTCAACTGGCAACGCTCAATCAGACCAACGCCCTGACGAGCAACGCCAACACGCAGTTCAACGTCCTCGGCTCGAAGATCGACGCCCAGACGCAGATCATCAACGACAAGTTCTGCCAGCTCGAGATGCGCGAAATGCAGAACAAGCTCGACGCCGAGCGCGCCAAGAGCGCCGCGCTGGCCGGACAGCTTTCGCAGGAGCATCAGACCGCGACGATCATGCAGTCGCAGGCCCAGGCCGTGGCTCCCGTGAACGCCGCGATCAGCGATCTGAGCAACCGCCTGGCGAAGATCGAGTGCGGCTTGCCGCCCACGACCGTGGTTCCCAATCCGCAGGTGTACGCAATGCCGGCATGCGTGGCCGCGCAGTACGGCCTGGGGTTCGGATTCGGGGCTCCCGGATACGGTAACGGCTTCTGGGGTTAGTACGGAAAGGAGGTCGCTATGGCAGCATATCCTTTTCAATACGTAAACCGCAGAGGCATTCCCGTTCTGAAGACTACGGGCGTGACGGCCGAGACCACGGGCGTCGTGTTCTCCTTCCCCAACCACGCATTCGCGAATTCGTGGTATCGGGGGCTCGTGCTGGTCGAACTGGCGCAGGCCATTCCCGCCGGCACGACGGGAACGCTCCCCGTGCTCTTCGAGACAAACGGGCAGACAAAGAATCTGACGACGTACAACGGAGCGAACGTCACCGTCTCGGACATTCCGGGAACCGGTGTATTCCAGCTCTGGTACGACAAACAGACCGACACGCTGCAACTGATGACGGGAGCCGTCTGATGAGACGAAAAACAATTAACCGAAGGCGACGGGAGGGGCCCCGATCTCTCCCCGAGCTTTCACAAAACCATTAACCGAAGATGTTTGCGAATTTAACGAAAGGCGCGCCGGTGTACGTACTGGATTTGCGCGGAACGCCCAAATACTACATGGCTACGCTCGAAGAGGCGCCGCAGCCTTATTTCCCCGCACCGGGAAACTTCCCGCCTTCGCAGCCATCCGTCAGCTTTCCCATAGGCGACCAGAAATGGGTCGTCCCGGTGAACGCCGACATGGTGACGAAGGACGGGCTCACGGTCACCACGACACGCGAACGGCTCATCGACGCGGTGAACGCCGCGCGGCAGCAAAGCCAGAACGTCGTGGATTCCTACGAGCGGCACAAGGCCAATCTCGAGCTCTTCGACCAGATCATGCGCGAGATCAGTCCGGCGTATGCCGGGCAGGCGCAGCGGGACGAAGACATGCAGAAACTCCGCGAAGAGGTCGGACAACTGCGACAGATGCAGGCGGAATTCCTCTCGATGAAGTCGTCGCTGGACGCCTTTCTTAAATCGCAGACACCTTCCAAAACGAGCAAATGATGAGAATGTGGGAAATTGAAGGCCGGTACCGCGGTGACGGGTACGGCGAACGCGAGGAGATCGAGCGCAAGATGCGCGAAGCCTACGAGTGCGGCTACGAGGATGCGCGGCGCGAAATGCGCGGCGGATACGGAGAGCGCCACATGGGCGGCTATACGTCCGACGGCTACGGAGAACGTGGCGGGGAGTATGGCGGCGACGAGTACGGCGAGCGGCGCGGAGTGAAGGGAACGGGTCCTTATTCGCGATACCGCTATCGCTAAGTAGAATCCGGAGAGGGGATTTCTCCCCTCTCTTCAAACTTCCGAAGTATGGACAGAGAAAGACTGGATACACACGACAGGATGCCGGACGACATTCGGGCATATCTCGAAAAGAACGGATGGTCGTTCTCGAAGAAGATGTGCGAATTCGCCGTCGGACACATGAAGGACCGCAACGGGAAAAAGCTCGAACCCCTCACCAAAGAGCAGGTGGACAAGCTGCTCAAAACATACGAAATAGTCCTCAAGCACGATAACGGATACGACTGCGTATATGTCGCCAACATGGCGAAGTCCGACTATTGGGGATCGTCGATCGGAGACGAGCAGCAGCTCGCACGATTCGTAAAGGACTACATCGACGACGAGGACGCATATCCCGGGATGCCCTTCACGCGCTATTTCGCCGATCTGATCGGGTCGGGAACAAATGTACCCTGGGACGATGTGCTGTAATCGGACGAGGTGCCGGCCTCGGCTGGCCGAAGCGTGGGTGCGGTTCGAAAAGGTATATTCGACGCTATGAAAATCCGGGATTTGAGGATAGGGAAGTATGGATGGCGCGTGCGGTTCTATTTCGCCGTGCATGGCTATCATACGCGCTCTATCCTCTCCTCTTTGAAGGAGATAGAGTGTCCCGGCACGATTCTGGAACGGGTGAGGGGAAACCTCCTGCGGGCGGATATGGATTCGGGGTTCACCTACTCGAACAAGACGATGCGCCGGTCCGTGGTCGTCGTGGGCCTCGCGACCTCGCAGGCGCAATTCCTCAACTCGTTCGAACACGAGCTCAGACACCTCTGCGACGACATCGCAGCCGCTTCAGGAATGCCAATGCAGGGAGAGGAGGTCGCCTATCTGACCGGAGACGTGAACAGCCTGCTATGGGCCGACGTTCACGATTTCGTTTGTTGTAAATGTAATTGTCTAATCCATGAATGAATACGCCAAATACCTGCTGTCCTTGCTCGAAATCAGCGAGTGGTGCACGCCTATTCACGAAGCGGTCGTATGGGAATTGCGGCAAAATTTAGTCCAGTAA